AAGAATTAGGTAGTTCTTAATATATTCTAAACGCAGTCTGACCTAATGTCTCTGGTTTTGCCAAATTAAATTGTTGTAGACAAAGATAACCAAAAGCATCAAATGCGTGATCTACACCTAAGTTTTTATTAGGTAAACCAGTATTTGGTGCATATGTAAGAGTTCTAAGTGCTTTTATCAATTCTTTACATCTAGGATGAATAAAAGTTCTCTGATCTCCATTTGCATCAAGCAAGGCAGTATTAACAGCAGTAATCTTATCTCTTATTTTCCACGGACTTTTAGGACTTAAAACAGTAAAACCAGACCTTCTAAGTATCGTATGATCTGTAACACCCACCCCACTGGTCTTTCTTGCACTACCAGTAGGATCAGGACAAGCAATAATTCTTCTATCCACCCCATACCTTCTTGTAACCTCTTCAGCAAAATCCCATGTAGTAGCACCTCCTGTCAGCATGATCTCATCAAAAACATATAAATTGTTGTTATGCTTATACGCACAGATTCCTGCCATCGGATCAACGTTAAAGTCTAAACCTAACAACAATGGCAGCATATGTAGGTCTTGCACTTCTTTATCAATATTGTCATCACTGAAGCTAACAGCGACCAAACCAGTAAGATTTTCAAAACTAGCTTCAAATTCCTGTCTAAATGTTCTCGCATCCAGTTGTGACCTAGCAGCCTCTACTTCTTCTGGTGCAACATTACCCCCTTCAATCGTAGTAAAACTCCATCTTTTCCAATCATCCCATTCCTGTTCACCACAAAAACACCACATATCATAAAACCAACTGGCAGTTCCATCAGGAGTGCTAATAAACAATGCCCACCCCTGTTTATCTGCTAGAGCAGGTCTAATAACCTCTGACCATACATCTCGATCCATAAACGCTGCTTCGTCTAATACAACCCCTGCTAGACTCCTACCCCTCAATGCCATTGCATTTTCAGTACCTTTTAGCTCAATAGTTGATCCATTTATTAATTCCAACCTTAAATCTGTTTCATTTTTACTTTGAATCCATACTTTTGGTGTTAATCTTTTTAATTCTTTCCACGCAATATCTTTTGCCATCCTATATGTAGGAGCACAATAGAAATACACCTCTCCAGGTCGATTAATCGCTCCTCTTAGTAATTCAATACATGAAAGATATGACTTTCCAAACCTTCTACCAGCAACCAACACCCTAAATCGCTTATCACAATTAAATACTTCCCCTTGTGCGTACCTTAAACTAATTTCTGGTCCATTTCTCACCGCCATACACTCAAAAATAACAGAATTTTCAATCTATACCCCCTATTTATAGCCTATTTCCGCATTTTTAGGTTATAGTTCGATTATTAACCCCTCTCAGATTAAGTCCGTGGCTTCTTCTACTTTCCCAAACGATATTACACCTCCAATAGCTCAAACTAAAAAACGTGGTAGACCTAGATTTGTAGCTCGCTCTACAGCAGAAAAGGTTCAAGAACGTGCTCAACGTCTTTATTCTCGTCAGCTTCAAGGTCAAACTACTCGTCAACTCGTAATAGAACATTCAAAAATTGAAGGAATTTCAGAAACAACTGCCTGGCAGGATTGGGATAAAGTAAAACACTGGAACACAGAAGATTGGGATAAAGATAGAGAAAATATGCTTCCTCGCTTACAAGCTATGAGAGTACGTTTATTCAATCAAGCAGTTAAAAAAGGTCAATTACAAACAGCAGCACAGATCCTAGACAGCCTAGGCAAAGTAATAGGTGAATCCGTAGAAACTGTAAACATCCAAGCTCCAGAACTTTCAATTAAAGTTGAATCCAAGTAACGAAGATTTAGAGAATATATTTAAGTTGCCCGCCTATGCAAATATGTTTGTAAACTTTTGTAACTATACCCCTATGTAATATCATTTTAGTATCAACTGATACAGAAGTGATATAATAAATCTGATACATTATAAATATGGTATAAAACATAATTGGTACATCGTGCGAAAACTTTTTTCCCTATGTACAAAATATGATTTTTTATCATGTGTATCTTTGACTTTTTAATACTTCAACTGATTCTTTCCTCAAATCGATTCTGAGAAGTGATAAAGCAAAGAACACAAAAACGCACCTAAAAAACCAAATAACCCTTCCTATGGACTTTCACAAGACTATCAACTTGGAGTTATCCAATAACCCTAAGTTAGCTTTTGAACTAGCTTTAAATAAGTTAGACGCTACTGTAGCCAATCCCGTAGACATTAGGTTTCTAATGTTTATGTATGCTACAAATTCGAAAGATTTAGAAAATCCTAATACTTTATTTTTTAAAGATAGGATAACCAAAGAATACACAAAGATTAGATATTAATTATCTAATCTTTTTTATCCCTTCCAAATTATGAGAACTTATCTATTAATTTTTTCATTCTTAATTTTAACTTGGCAAGCTATCGTAATTACTAATACGTTAGCTACAAGATTAGAACAGAGAACACAACAAGTACATCAACTACTTAAGGAGATTTAATATGGGTTATTCAAATCCTGATTACTACTACCATAAATTAATTATGGATTTAACAGTAGAAAAATCTGAACTAAAAAACCAAGTTATCAGATTAAAAAAACAATTAAACCAATTACAAAAGGAATCTAAACAATGTCAGAAGTAAAAACAGAAGTTATTTTTAATAATCCTGAAGACATAAACAATTCAGGATATGTAATTAAAAATCCATTTGCAACAGTTCAAACATTTAATACAGAAGATGGACAGGTTAAAATTCCTGTCTATTCTCTTATTCAAATTTTCTCAATGTTATATGTAGGTGAAAGAACTGGGAGAGATTCTAGTTTTATGAGATCATCAGCAGTAAAAGCACTTAATAAATATTTCAAATGTAAACATAATTATAAATTCTGGAGAGAAAGTTTAAGGCCGTTATATGAGTCTGAATACTATACAAAATAAAAAATAATTAACCCTAGAAAAAATCTAGGGTTTTTTTTCCAAAAAAAAAAAAAATTAAAAAATTAAAAAAAAATAGATTAATAATAAATAATAATATTTTGAATGTAAAAATTGAATGAAAAAATTGAATGTTTTTTTTATATCACTATGATATAATTAAATTAAATCTCACAAAATTAATTATGACTCAAACACTAATTAAAGAAGTCAAAGAAACTGCCATTGACTATCTTAAAAATAATGTATGTGATGACATCTACGGTTGTGATATACATAATGATATTTTTAATACTGACTATTTTTGTTGTTATACGTCAGATTGTAAAAAGTATCTTGAGCAATATGGAGTATTTGAAGCAATAGAAAAAGTTAGAGACTATGAACAGTTTAATTTCGGAAAAGTTACAACAGACACAAGCGATCCTTTTAAATTGCTTAATATGTTGGTTTATATTCTCGGTGAAGAATTTTTAAACAATTCAAATACTTTAACCAATACATATTGGAATGAGTATATACCAGAGAATGAATACGCAACAATTATTCAAGAATTACAAGAGAGTTAAAAAACTCTCTTTTTTTTATATATATATTGTATATATGATATAAATATGATATTATTTTTATAGTTTATACACTTTCTAAAATGCCAAAACTGAATGAACCCATGAATGAATTTAAATTTCAACAAATCATGAGTGAATATTTAATTCCATGTACTGAATGGATGGAAAATTTAAATATTCAAAAAGCCGTAGCCATGAATGATGAAGTCATGCTAAGAAAAATTCTTGAATGTGAGTATTAATTATGAAATATCTAGTTAAAACATTATCAGCATGGACTACTTTTGAAAATTTAATTTTAGATGAATTAGAGCTACAAGAATACAAAGAATATGCAAAAGATCAACAATTACTTTTAGAGGTTAGTGATTATGACTATTAAAACTCAAAAAATAGCACTTATAAATTGTTTATTAAATTTATATAGTGCAACTAATAATGAGACTTTAAACAAGTTTTACAATGATTCAATTCATTTTTGTATTGGATTAACAAGTGAAGAAGCTACATCATGTCATGAGATAGCTGAAAGATTGTATTTAAAGGGGAAAAAAAGTTATGAATCTTAAGTTACAAGAAAAAGATGCAAGTGCTTTATTTTTAGCACTTGATGAAATAGTAAATTTTGACTTAAAAAAATTTAGTCAAGATGAAAGAGAATCTATTTTAAATATATATATGAAAGTTAAAAAATATAATCCATACCATTTAAAAGATAACCCTAAATATGTTGGTAGAAAATGAAAAAACTAACTAATAAAGAAGCCTATGAAATTATTAGAGATAATACAAACTGGGCATGGGTATATCCGCAAGACGTTAAGTTTAAATATGGGTGGATATTCCATAGAACTAGAGATTGTTGTACTGGTAAATTTCATTCATGCAAA